GTTTTGCGTTCGCGCTCGCGATGGTGAAGGGAACAGGGCGGAACAAGCCCTGGATTTTCTGCAGGGCCTGAGGATTCCGGAAGGTCCGAATGCCGGAAAACCGCTGCACTTGGCACCCTTTCAGCGCAGTTTCATTATCGGCGCAATGGCCCCTGAGGTCACTGCCGCGATCCTGTCGATAGGCCGTGGCAATGGGAAGTCTGCCTTGTCGGCGGGCCTTGCTGTCGGTGCGCTGATCGGTGTTCTGGACGGGCAGCCGCGCCGGGAAATCCTGATTGCCGCCAGGACGCGCGATCAGGGCCGGGTGGCCTATGAATTCGCTGGCGGGTTCTGCCGGACCCTGCCGCTGGAGATTCAAAAGCGGCTGATCTACCGCCGCGCGCCCCGGCTGGAAATCGAATATGAGGGTGACGGCGGTGGGCATATCCTGCGCGTGCTGCCTGCCGATGGCAAATCCGCCCTTGGCGGTGCGCCGGTCTTTGCGATCCTGGACGAACGCGGTCACTGGCCGCTGGACCGTGGCGACGCATTGGAAGCAGCGATCCTTTCCGGGCTGGGCAAGCGGGGTGGCAGGGCGCTGCTGATCAGCACGTCAGCTGCAGATGATGCACACCCGTTTTCGCGGTGGCTCGATGACCCTTTGCCTGGCACCTATGTGCAGGAACACAGGCCGGCCCCAGGTCTGCCTGCAGATGACCGGGACTCGCTGTTGCTGGCCAATCCCGGTTCCGCTTTCGGTGTCGGGGCTTCGCTGGAATGGCTGGAAGGGCAGGCGCGGCGGGCAATCGCGCGGGGCGGTTCGAACCTGACATCCTTCCGCCTGTATAACCGCAACGAACGGGTCTCCGGAGAGTCGCGCGACCAGCTCATCACCCTGGACGAATGGCTGGCCTGTGAAACCGCTGATCTGCCGCCCCGGCAAGGATCTGTGGTGATCGGCATTGACCTTGGCGGTTCGGCCAGCATGACGGCTGCGGCCTTCTACTGGCCGGAAACCGGGCGGCTGGAATGCATTGGCACCTTTCCATCCGCCCCGTCTTTGCTGGACCGGGGCCAGTCTGACGGGGTGGCAGGGCGGTATCTGGAAATGGAAAAGCGGGGCGAACTGACCACGCTTGGCGACAAGACCGTGCCGGTTGCCCCGTGGCTGACACAGGTGATGCGCCATGTCGATGGCGGGCCTGTCGCGGCACTCACGGCAGACCGGTACAAGCAGGCCGAACTGTCCGAGGCGATCAACCGGGCAGGCATCCGCGCGCCCGTGGTCTGGCGCGGACAGGGATTCAGGGACGGCGGGGAAGATTGTGAACGCTTCCGCCGCGCCTGCTTTGACGGGCAGGTGAAGGCGGCACCATCGCTGTTGCTGATGAGTGCTTTTCAGGATGCGATCTGTCTGCGCGATCCGGCCAACAATCTGAAACTGGCAAAGGCCCGGTCAACAGGCCGGATCGATGCGGCGGCGGCAACCGTTCTGGCGGTTGCCCAGGGTGCCCGGATAGCGGCGCTTCCCGCCAGAAAGTCGGTGATATCATGGGCCTGAGAAAGGAACACCAGCGGCACAGCAAGCGTGTCACCCGCGGCGAACGCTGGCGGACGCTGCGCATGGCGATTCTGGAACGTGACGGCTTCCGGTGCCGGACCTGTGGCATCGGCGGCAAGCTGGAAGTCGATCACATCAAACCCGTCAGAACACACCCCGAACTTTCCTACGAGCCGGGCAATCTGCAGGCGCTGTGCGTGTCCTGCCACACCCGGAAAACCCGGATCGAATGCGGGCATCCCCCGCCTTCCCCGGCCAGGCAGGACTGGACAAAGGCCGTGTCGCAACTCGAGCGGCCCCGAAAGAATGGCATCATCAAAGGAGAAACAGATGCTTGAGTCAGTAAAGATCACCCGCCGTCAGTCGGAAATCCGGCAGGCGCTTGCGGGCCTTGTCGGCAAGACCGACGCCACGGCAGACGAACTGCGCAACATGGAAGCCCTGGACACGGAATATCGCGGCAACGAAACCCGCTTCCGGGCGGCGCTGATTGCCGAGGATACCGAACGTCGCGCAGCCGGGGCGGAACTGGAAACCCGCGCGGGCCGGGAATGGGATGGCCTGATTGCGGGCTTCGAACTGCGGCAGGTGGCCCTTTCGCTGGATGAAGGCCGCGCCCTGTCCGGCCAGACGGCAGAGGTTGTGACCGAGCTTCGCAACCAGCGCGGCTATCGCGGCACGCCGGTTCCCCTGCTGGCCCTGGAACAGCGCAACACGGTGGCCAGCGGCACACCGAACCCGCTGCAGACCCGCCCCATCATCGACCGCCTTTTCCCGGCGTCTGTCGCGGCCCGGATCGGGGTGCAGCTGATCGGGATTGACGCGGGACTGACGGAATGGCCCGTCACCACATCGTCGGTCGCAGCGGGCTGGCAGGCGACGGAAGCCGGTTCTGTGGCGGGCCCTACCGCGTTCACGACCGTGGACAAGGCCCTGGCACCGAACAACACGCTGGGCATCCGCATGGCGATCAGCCGCAAGGCCCTGCTGCAATCGGGTGCTGCGCTTGAGGATGCGATCCGGCGCGACATGAATGGCGCAATCGGGCAGGCCCTGGACGCGGCGATCACGCTGGGCACCGGGGCATCCGGCCAGCCGCTGGGCATAATTCCGGGTGCCGCGACTTATTCGGTCACCTCAACCGCCGTTGCGGCGGCCGCAACATGGTCGGTGTTCCGGGCGGCTGTGGTTCGCTTCATGCTGGCCAATGCCGCCGGTTCCCCCGATGCGGTCAAGCTGCTGATCCGGCCGGAAGTCTGGGCCAAGCTGGATAACACCCTGATCACCAGCACCGCCGTTTCGGAATGGGATCGGCTGCTGGCCAACATTCCGCTGGCCAATGTGATCATGACAACGAACGCGCTGGCCGCACCGGTCACAAACAACGTGACGGCGCTGCTGGCGACCAATGCCGGCGGCATCCCCCCGGCCTTCATGGGCACATGGGGCGCGGTGGACCTGATCCGCGATCCGTACAGTGACGCGGCATCGGGCGGGCTGCGCCTGACCGCCCTGACAACGGCAGACATCACCGTTGCCCGTGGCACGCAGCTTGAAATCCTGACCGGCGTTTCGGTGGCCTGATGCTGTGGGGCGCACATCTTGGCAGTCTTGAACTGCGGGCCGAGGGCGGGGAAACCCGCCTTCGCGCCAGCTTTCCCTATGGGCGGGAAACAACCCTGGCCGAAGGGCGGGCCGAGGTTATTGCGCCCCGTGCCTTTGGGAAAAGGATCGGCGCGGGGGATGATATTCACCTGCTGTTCGGTCACGACTACGACCGGCCCCTGGCATCGCGCGGGGCCGGTTCCCTGACTCTGACAGACACAGACACGGCCCTTGTGATCGAGGCCCGGATTGCCGGGAATACATCCTGGGCAGCGGACTTTCTGGCGGCACATGCCAGCGGTCTGATCCGGGGCCTGTCGCCGGGGTTCCGCGTGCCACCCGGGGGCGATTCGGTGGAACGGCGCGGCACCGGCCTGTTGCGCACAGTCCGGCAGGCAGACCTGTTTGAACTGTCTGCCGTCACGGTGCCCGCCTATGGCGCGGCACAGATCGAAGCGCGGAACTGGCAGGCGGGGCAGGAAGCCCCCGACGCGGGTCTTGCGCGCGCACTGCAACGGTGGAGGGCATGATGTTCGGATGGCTGAGACGGAAACCCCCGGAAACCCGCGCGGGCGGCAATTTCACGGCCCAGGTGATGGCCGCACGTGCCGCCTATATCACCGGCACCAGCGGCATTGCCGAACTGACGGCAACCGTCGCCAGTTGCGCGGCGCTATGGGAAAACGCCTTCGCCCTGGCCGATGTGGAAGGCGCACCGGGGCTGGATCGGCGCACCATGGCGATGGTGGCGCGGGCCTGCGCCCTGCGGGGCGAAGCCGTGCTGCTGATCCTGCCGGATGGCAGCCTTGTGCCTGCCGCGACCTGGGATGTGGCCACCCGGAACGGCCGGCCTGTGGCCTATCGGCTGGAACTGCCGGAATCTTCGGGCAACCGGCCTGTTACCGCACTGGCGGCAGAGGTACTGCACCCGCGCATTGGGGCAGACCCGGCCATGCCATGGGCCGGGGTGTCGCCACTGCGGCGGGCCAGCCTGACGGCGGGCCTGTTGCAGCTTGTCGAAACCGCCCTGTCGGATGTGTATGCGAACGCGCCCATCGGCAGCCTGATCGTGCCGCTGCCCGATAGCAGCCCGGATGACATGGCAGCCATGCGGTCCGCCTTCCGGGGCAAGCGCGGTTCCACCCTGATCGTGGAAGGCACGGCACAGGCGACGGCGGCAGGAATGAATCCCCAGCTGGGCCAGCGGCTGGAACAGCTTTCGCCGGACCTGTCCAAGTCCATGACCCGCGAAACGCTTGACGCGGCGCGGGACGGGGTTTGTGCGGCCTTCGGTGTGTTGCCCGGTCTGTTCAACCGCGCCACCACTGGCCCGATGGTACGGGAAGCGCAGCGGCACCTGGCCGGATGGGTGCTGGAACCCATGGCGCAGACCCTGGCACAGGAAGCGGCGGAAAAGCTGGGCGGGCCGGTTCGCATCGACATCGGCAGACCGCTGCAGGCGTTTGACGCAGGCGGCAGGGCGCGGGCGCTGTCGGCCCTGATCGAAAGCATGGGCAGGGCAAAGGAACTGAACCTGTCTGCCGACGAGATGAATACCGCCTTGCTGGCGGTCAACTGGGGGGGTGGCGATGCAAACGCCTGACACCGACGAC